TGGTGATGTTCGAGGCGCGTTCCAGCGCGGGATAGAGGATTTGACGCGCGGTCAAGCGTAATCCGCGCGGCACAAGCAGGTACTTGGGGTCTACCGCCTGCTTTCCGCCATCGTCTGATCCATCGACAAGCAAGGACTGGTTGTACATTGCCGCGCCCGCGACTTCCCATTCTGCCGCGCTGAGGGCGGTGGTTCCGAGATTGCCGTGATCTACGTGGAACAGGGCTTTGGCGTCTGCCATTGTTGGACCCGCGCCGCTGGCGGTGGTGAAGATGGTCGAGATTAGCGAGGACAACTTGCGAATGCCAGAGAATGAAATGACCTTGGGGTAGGCTTTCAGCTTTTGAGTCTCGTCTTTCAGCAGCATTTCGAGAGTTAAGCCGATGTATGCGCCTGACTTTGTCCACGCGCCGACTTCCTTACTGTCGGAGACAGCGAGTTCGGTATAGGCTCCGCCTTCCGCGACGGTAGGCAGTTTATTGACCTGCCCGATAAGCACGCCCTTGGGGGTCTGCATGTTGGTGGAGTGGCGGACATCGACGATGGGCTTCCACCATTCGTATCCCGCTTCGGCGTAAGTAGCCCAGGCGGATTCTACCGAGATATTCATGGCGTCGGCGAGCAGGTTGGGGAGGTCGGCGGAGGTTGCCAGTTCGAAGTAACGCGGGTCGGTGCGTCCCATGAAGTCATGGTCGCCAGTGACGGCGAGATACATTTCACGGATACCGCTTAAGCGGTGAGTTTTGACGCTGGCGATTTCGGCGGGGCGTTTGACTTCGAGCAGGTCGAACACGGCGGCTTTGAACATATCTTTCGAGTTGACCATGCTTTCGACGCGGGGCAAGCCGCGCACGTTTGCGGCGTCTGTCAACTGCGAGACTTCGAGCCGCGCGTCCTCGATTGCCGACTGCAATTCGGGCGCGGTAAATTTTTTGCCATCGAATTGCTTGCGGATGCGCGACTGGACGATTTCGGGCAGTTTGGAGGATTGCAAGCCAGTGGACAGCAGGATTTCACACTGCGCCACGAGCATTTTTTCCGACTCTTGGTATTGCGCGTCCAGTTTGGCGAGTCGGTCTTGTTCGCCGAGCAATTGCGCGGCGGCTTGCTGGTTGGCGAGAATCTTTTGCTCTACAGGCAAGTCTTTGGTTTGGGTGGGGTCTGACATTTTTTCTCCTTTCGCAAAGTGCGCGGATAAGAATTTCCCGCCTCTGGCGGGGTCGATTACCGCGTCTACGGAAAAGGCGCGGATAATTTCTGAGACATTGTCTTGTGGGTCGATGCTGGCAAGGATGACGGCGGAGAATCCGATTACATCCATTAGCGCGGGGTCTTTGAAGGCGGCAGCGCGGAGTTTGGTCAGGGTGTCGCCTGCGTCGGTGGGCGCGGGAGTCAATTGCAGTTCGATACCTTGTTCCGCTTCGTTCCATGCGGGGCTGGATACCGCGCCTGCCAGGTCTTTGACGGACGGCGAAAAGAACGAGTGGTCAAGAAACACGGGGATATTGTCGAACAACGGCATAGCCGCCTTCAGCACGTTTGCGGGAAAGCGGATTCCGTGCCCGATGGCTTCGCCTTCTGAGATTGCCAGAATTTTGAATCCTTCGGCGTTGGGGGATGCGGATAGTTTGAGCGTATGCGAGGGTTTAGCGTTCATATTCTCCTTGTAGGGGACGGAAGATAAATTTCCGCTTTCGGGGTCGTCGGTCTCTTCGAGAGAGCATTTGCAATTGTCGCCGCAGAGAAGCTTGTCGCACTTGGGCGCGAGATTGTATTCTTCCCATTGTGCGGCGGAGTGAATTTGTCCGTTAAGCGCGTTGCAGGTGGGACAGCCCGCGCCCGATCCATTCCATTTTTTATTACTCATTTTCTTTGTTCTCCGTTGGTTCCTTTTCTGGTTCTGGCTTTATGGGTTCGGATACAGTCAGCGGGCGGCGGAGTCCTGTGACCTTTTTCTCTGTCCAGGATTCGCCTGCCATGCGGTAGGTGATGTTGAGTAAATCCGCTTCGGTAATCAATTGTCGGTCGAACATATCGGCAAAGCTGGCGTAGATGCGGCTGGCGGCAAGCGCGAGGGCTGGATTGTCCCGTTCTGAAATATCCTGTAGTTTGATTGAGACCTGCGGCTTTAGCTTGCGCGTTAGATCGCGGTTCTTTACTTCGATGGCGTTCAATGCGAGCGACTTTAGGATATAGGCGAAATTTTGTTGTATTTCCTGTAAAGAACGGAAGGTCGGCGTCCCTGCCGCTTCTGCGGTGGTGGAGGTGGCGGATTCGGGTTCGGCAAGGTAATGCAAGGGAATGCCGATTCCTGCGGCGATCATCTTTTTTAGGGCGAGTCCGTCCAATGTGGCGTCGAAGCTGTCAAGGTTGGCGGAGAGAATGCCCCAATCTTCGGAGGAGTCTGTTACCAGAATGGAGCCAGGGCGCGGCGGGTTGGCGTTCAATTCGTTTTGCCGCGCCTTCTTTTCGGCGGGCGTCTTGAACTGTCCGCGCACGATGTACATAAAAGCGTTGCGGAATCGGTTCAGGCGCGCGCGATCTTCGAGCCAGGCGGAGAATCGCCCAATCCAAGGGAGCAGGGGGGCGAGGTCTGGTTCTCCCCAGGCGGAGCCGACTGGACGATTAACGGCGAAGTGCAATATATATTCCGTCTGGTTTCGCACGGGGTCGTAGGCTTCGAATGGCGGCAGGTCGAAATTTTGAGGAATGAAAGAAAGTTCCTGCTCGATGTCGTTTTCTGCGGACTTGATCTCTTTGATTGAATCGGCTGGGACTGCGCGGATGTAGGCGGTGTTGCTTGCGCCGACTGTGACCAAAAAAAACAGGTTTCCGCTTCGGGTGAGTTCATCCATCCACGATTTCAACTTTTGCGGTATGTTGTTGAGCGGGTGGGACGACCATTCGGCAAGGAATTTGCGTGTTTGCGCGTTTTCGGAATCGAAGTCGATACCTTTGCCGATGGCGAATTGAGAAATGAGATTGACGATACGCCGCGCCAGGGGATTGACGCGCCAGGCGCGGAGGGTTTCGGATAAGACTTTTTGACGGTCGTAGTCGTAGCGGTCTCGGTAGAGACTTGACATATTGCGTCCGCCGTAGAAGGTGTCGTCGTTTTCTGTGATGGCGGAAAGCGCGGACTGTTTGAATCGGGTGCGGATGGCGGAAGAAATGCGGGAAAATAAGTTTTGGCTATTCATTGGTTGAGTCCTTTATCAATCCGTCTATAAGACCTTCGCCGTTTCCGAAGTAGAACTCTGCGCCGTCGAGTTGGGCGAATGGGTCGCCGTGCATGGTGTCGTAGACGCCATGTCTAACGACTCCGAACAGGGCTTCGTATCCTTGCTGCGATTCGTAGATTCCGCGTCCTACGTTGTGGAATATGCTCTCGCTTGTCTCGAAGACGCTGTCAGTGTTGCGGTCGGCGTATTCTAAGATTTCGCTTGGGCTGGCGGTTCCACCGAGTAATTCTTTGAACGTGGGAACGTGCGCCGCCATTTCTGAATCGGTCGGTAGATGCCACTTCTTTTTTCGTGATGCGGGCGCGGTGGAAGGCGCGGCGTTTGGATTGCAGGGACGGGAGAATTTGACGTAATGCGGTTTTATTGTCCAAGACCATGCAGAGGATTCGTAACCGACGACTTGAAGCGCGTATTGCACGCCTTTGGGTTTTGCCTCGTATGAACTTCCGCCGCCGCCGACTTTTTTCTTTTGCGTTGTCGAATCGCCGCCGCCTGGGTTTTCGCGGGTGACGAATTGACAAGATGACCAAACAATCGCGTTTGCGCTGGCGGCGTTTTTTCCTGCGCCTGATTTATTTTTGTTTAGGATTCCGCGCGAGCGAAATTCGACACTGCCGTCTTTTTGCTGGATGGGGTAAACGTTAGCCATAGTGTGTATCCATCTCTTCGAGCACATCGGGGCGTTGGACAATCAGCGTTGGGCTGGTGGACATCCAAGGTAGTTTGTCGAGCACAGCGCAGAGGGAATCGGCAATGATAAAGTCGTCGTGGATCAGTTCGCCGTTTTCGTCGCGGGTTCCGTCTGGAACATGCCAGCGCATGGTTTTTGCGGGTCCCGTCAGGATTTCGGAGATACACGCGGAATACTGCTTGTCTACGGTGGGGGAGGGGGCGCAATCTCGAAAGCGTCCAGTGTTGATAATGGCAAGGAAGGAGTAGCCAAGTTCGGATTTACTCGCCGCGCTGAATTTGAACGGGATGACGCGGGTCGGATGGCGCTTGTCGAACATCGCCCAAAGTCCCTCACCGACTCCCGTTGCGTCGATGACCATGTACTGCGGGTTCCACGAAGCCCACAGGCTGTCGATTTTGCCGAAAATAGCGACGTGGTTCTCGCCAGTCCACGCGACACGCGCCACAGGACGAAACACAGGGGCTTGCAGGGTGTCGAGTTGTGATAAATCGACTGTGAACACGGTGAGGGTGATTTGGTCGCGCCCTGGGTTCGTCTGTGCGTTTTCTTCGAGCGACATGGACGCCTCGTCTTGTCCTGCAACATCGAGACAAAAGGCGTAGATTTCT